AGCCTTCTTGTGGAATAACCAGATAAGCACCCGAAAGTGCCAGTGCTGATGAAAGACCAACCCCAAGAAGCTTTTTATACAAATTAGAGTTGGTACTCATGACTTTACCTATTCAGCAGGATACGGATACAAAGCTTGAATTTCAGCCTTACGAGCTAAACCTTTAGCTTTAGCCTCTTTAACTTCACTACTACTTGCTGCAAATCCTTCAGCCTGCAAAGAGATTACTTCAGCAAAGTATCGGTCAACTCCAGTTACAGGGTTGGCGTAAGCAATCAGACGAAGCTTTTCAAGATCTTCTTTAGTGGTCTGTGCACTCTCGCTGACAGGAGGGAGAAAAGATCCATTTACATAACGAAACCTTTCAGTTGGTGCAGGATTAATTCCTGTAATCTCAATCAACGATTCTCTAAACTCAGCAGAGAACATTTGATCTATTGAATACTCAACCCCATTTTCATCTACATAAGTTTGAATAACTTCTCTGACAATATTTTTATCGTCAATACGAGCATAACTTCTAGGCATTATGCGTACTCCCATACTAAAACCAGTCCAGCATTACCGGGATTACCTGCTGTTGCTGGTTGGCTAATACCCAGTTGTAGGCCATCACCGCCCGACTTCAGATTCCTACCAGTATGACCTCCTGCACCACCAATAATCTGGGTGTTTAACTGAATAGCAAAAACACCTTTACTACCTGCGGAGTTCATCAAGTTACCACCTGAACCAGTGCCGGCTACACCTGAGAACGTAATTGATGTGACGTTGGTGGGCTGAGCAACACCAAAATCACCACCTGTGCCTCCCGTGGCTGTCAGAAGACCACCGAAGGATGTAGAACCACCCGTACCAGCATTCGATGCCCCGATAGTACCACCTGTACCGCCAGCACCAACTTGGACAAGTACACCACTAAATCCAGAGGTCAGCCGGGAAACAGCATAGCCACCGCCACCACCTGCACCAGATACAGTAACGCCTCCTCCACCTGTAGCCTGTCCGCTACCACCGCCACCACCTGCACCAAAAACTTCCACTACAACAGAAGTGGTGCCCGGAGTAGGTGTATATGTGGCTGTTGATATGAACTTCTGTACATTCAACAAACCACCTGACATTGCCTTTGTCCAACTGACAAAAGATGTATCTGTAACAGGGTTTACGTTTGTATGTGTGGTACGGGCTTTGTAGACAAGTCCGTCAGAACCTTGCACATAGCTCTTACCCGCTTGATACTCCGTAACAGCATCCCATGCAGAAATACCATGTTGGAGGATATGGGCAATAGCCTGATCTTGACGATTCTGTGACCAGTTTTCCCACTGGAAAGGGGGGACTTCGGCAGTCCACCCAGTTTGTACTTTTACATTACTGGGGGCTACGATAGAGCCTCCAGAAGACCACAGGTATGTGTAGTCGGGCTTGTTGATTTCTGCCATTTGATTTTCCTAATTTAGCAAGACGTGTCCACACCTCAGTATCAAAGCCTAATTAATCACAAAGGTGTGATGGTAATTGACTTTATATACACGGGATCTGCGTTTACACTGTTACGACGGAAACCTGTTCCAACTGCTGTAGCTGGGGTGTCCCCCAATATATCATATGTGAAGGTCTGGAATTGTGTGGTTAGGGTGTTTGCTCCACTAAGGTTAGTAACGCCTCCGTTAACCATACGTGATATAAATAACACCTCCCCTGATGTCTGTGCCCGTGCTGTAATGGCTACACGATACGTTATGCTAGCCAGAAGATAGGGATTAACAATCTCTGCGGGAGGTAGTTTCAGGGATGTGAACGTATTCAACATTGTCCCAAGTACAATAATACCCTTGTCACTAAGTCTGATAAAATCAGGGGCATTATTCCTACCAAGTTCGGTGTGGTCTAGGGATGTCAGAGACTCTGCATCAATAGTGATAGCACCGTTCTTTACTTCAAAGTCTTTAGTTTTAAATCTTCCCATATCTTGGAACAGACGAGATTGACCTCCACCGATATCATATTGGCTGTAATTGCTAGCATTATGCCTGACAAGAAGTCCTACCTCACCCTCTAGCAAAAGCCAAGGGGCAGCCAGAACTGTACCTACAGTGCCTACGTCATGAATGGTGGCACTAAATACCCTGCCAGCCTCTATGCGATGTATGAATCCAGTTGCTTTAGATTGCCCATCGATACGGTTGGCATCAACATTAATCGAACTAAGGCGGAGAGTCGATGGGGGATTCGGTGCACCAAAACTTGGCATACCCGTAGCTGACATATCTATGAAACCAAGCAAAGTGCCTGCAACCGTACCTTGTTCCATATAGTTGTTGCGTATACGTACATGGTTTGAGCAAGTTTTAATGAAAACACCTGAAGTGTTATTCACAGTCACCATATCGTTATTTTCAATTTCAGTCTGTGATCCTAAGGTAACAGACGAGAAATCAAGGATATGATAGAGTCCTGCATTAGTAAACCGATTAGACGAGACTCTTCCGATGTCACAACCAAATTGAAAAAAGTTTATCTCCGCCTTATCAAAAGAGCAAAGTTCAACATTGTGGTCAAATCCTTGGAATATTGAAATCCCTCGTGTGCCTACAGCATATTCATTAATTGGCTTGAAGTGCATCCTTCTAAATTCGCAACGCATGATTGGAGAGGTGGTTGTTGCCATTTCCACTAGAGGGCGATATGTTCCAATTTGAACTCCAATGTCAGATAACAAGAACATATCTTCTGCACAGAATCCATCGATCTGTGTGTAGGTAGCCAAGCCAAGTTGCCAGAAGAAAGGGATACCCCCTACAGATGTGGTGCCAATGGTACGCATGTCTGTATCACTAAATGGTGTACCTTTACGTCCACGAGCCTTTTGACCGTCTCTTACAATAATGGGTTGTGAGACAGTATAAATGCCGTTATTGTACTCAACATTATATAAAGTGTTGTGGGCTGCCTGTAATTTTGTGTACTCGTCTCCAGAAGCCACTGCACCAAACCAAGCCACATTCACCCAGTTACCAGAAAATAATCTCTTCCACCTACCAGTAGTTACGCCAGTGACTGCAAAGATCAGGCCTCCATCATCTGTGGCCGTACTTGAAGCATCCCAGTACAGAGCACCTGCGCCCAATCCTTTAGAGGTGGTGAAGTAGCCTAAAAGGTTGATCTGATCCCCGTCATAACGCCCTGAAACTGTCCGAAGTTCTGCTACACTGTTGATCTGTCGAGATGCTCTGCCGACTAATGCAGCACCCTTTAGGGGGTTTGTAGAAGCAAGATCTGCTTTTACTGTGTCAGTAATGACAGACCCCAAATTAATGGTACTACCATTAAACTGATAAATTTCGCCAGTGGTTCTCAGAGTAATCTCAAACCACTTAGGAACTACACTAGAATAACGTTGACCATTTGCATCAAAATAAAGGCGATTGTCGGAAGTATTAAAGTAAGCCTTACCATTCACAACAGGAGGAAGGCTTGAAACAATTGCATCAATGTTACGGTCATGGAGATAGGAGAACTTAACTAGGTTCTGATCCATATCCCCGTTCCAGCCGTCAAAACTGTAGGGCCAACCATACGTAGCCTCTACAAACGGAGAAAGTTCAGCCATTCGTTTTACTCCTTAATTCTTTAAATAAGTGAGGCATATGTGCCACCGTCCCCGAGTACAAAATCACTTGCCCCATAAAATGCACCATAGTCAAGGCCGTATCCATGAGAGCCACTAGCCTCTAAATCACCGTAACCTTTAGCCCCCGGTACCCCTTGAAAAGCAAAAGCTTCTCCAGAGATATATGTTCCGTAGTGAACTCTTACACCGATTGGCTTAGGAACAAATCTTGAAGGATAACCACTTGAATAACTGACGTATGTGAGGAGGACTCTTTCAAAGTCATTCAGCTCTTTACCAATAAGTAGGGTGTAAGCAGCATCACCTTCTTCAATGAGTTGGTTATGATTACTCCCAAACACGAAGTTGATAAAGTCTAGGATTTGATTTGGTGTGGCGTTTGTATTATTCTTAATTATCTTAGCTTTAATGAAAAGCCTGTATTGCTCGTCATTAAGAAGTGTATTACCCGCGAGAGGATCATCTACACCTCGATAGAAACCTCCTACAGAGCTGTCAGTTAAGTCACCAAAAGATTTGGCATCAGGATAACCAAGGTAGGCAAAGTAGGTTAAAAGAGCAGTATCAATAAGCTCTCTTGGTTGACCTACAATCTCACCAACAATATCTAGCTGAGCACCAGTAGCTGTATCAATCGAACGTTCTTGCATCAATTGGCGGAAGACTTCTTGAAGCTCAATCTTACCGTTTAGAAGGATTTGCAGGAACTTGTCGAAGACAATCGGACCTGTGCCATCAGGTTCTAAAAGAAATTGTTGGGTTGCTCTGGAGCGGGCAACTGAAAGGTAATCTTCTATATTAAAAATGTTTGTTTCTGACATCTAGATTGGTCCCCAAAATAAGTGGTCCATCTGAAGGACGTCTTTAGTGAATAGTTCTGTATTGCCAGAACTCAACAGATTAATATTATGTGCTTTGTATTCTTTAAAAAGTCTGAGTATATTCTTTTCAGCGTTAATAGCATCATGACCATCTTCGAACAGATGGCAATACAACACAGTCATAAACTTTCTATCTTTTGCTGGAAATCTATCCTTAACCCCTACATTAGTAATCCCCACTTTCCAGAAAACATCCTGCTGGTGATTAATTCTAATGTAGTACAAATACCCCGGCTTACTTGGGGTAAACCCATAATCTGCACAACTGGGGCAGCCTGTCCTTCTCAAACTTCCGGGCGTAGCCTCCCATGTATTTGCACAGACAAGACATTCGCAAGAGAGGTGAGTAGATGTATTCACATACTCGCCAGTCACCTTTATTTTCTTGTCTTGTGAGTCTAGCCTAAGCTGAACTTCATCTAGGGATAACTTTTTAAGATGGGAGCAATTATAACAACCGTGCAATCTTAAATGCAGGGGTATTTTCTTATCCTTGTACCCACAAATATTACACATGAAGTCTATGTGTGATTTACGAGTTTTAAAATTAGACAACAAGGTGAAATCTTTACCCATGGCTTCAAGATCCTTAACTAATGCTTGATGCTCAGCTTGGGCTTTATCTTTCTTTTCAATTGTTCTGCATCCTTTGCAGGCGAAAGTTTTACTTTTAAGATTCGCCGCAAAAGTTACCCACTCATAATTACAAAGTTTACATACCACATCGAGTTTGTCATACGAAGACTCATAAGAGCCAGAGACCACTACATTTCTGTTTAGAGAATCTAGCAGATCTTGAAGTTCAGCCAGAGTTGGAATAACTCTCTTAGCACATTTAGCACAACCAGTCGGCTTTATGAGGTTTGATGGAGTAGCTTCCCAAGTATACCCACATTGGGAGCATAGGCACTGAATAGGTTGTGTGCATTTTATCAGGTCTGACGTAAGGATTACCGTACTGTTTCTACGAAGTAGTTCCTCCTGAAGAAGTTCTCTTGTACAAATTACATCCCAATCTAATCGTTTTCCCATTATTACAAACCTTTAATTAGATTAACAAATATCAGATTAGCTAATGAGAATATTTGTACTAGATATTGAGGCAATCGAATCGAAGTTTATAGAAATATTGGCGGTCCCTGTTGGACTAGGGCTTGTTCCAATAAACAGACTATCTACTTGATGGCCTTGGACCGAATTTATTGGGGTATAAAGTCTGCTGTAAATTACATCATCCCCTGTGCCAAAATTATCTGAGAAGAATTGGATAATCGCGCTTTTTATGGCATCATTTCCGTTAGCTGGGAAATTCACATCCGTAGTAATGTTCATGCTGATATAAACAACAACCGGGTTAGGACGTGAGAAGCTAACTGTGTGTGTTCCACCTTGACTATCAGTGACACTAACACTGGTATTACCGTAGCTAAGAATACCCGTTGGTTTATTGTCCCAAATAGCATTACCAATAGCTTGAGACAAACCACCAGATACAATGGGAAGAAAGCTGTGAGCTGGAACGCCATTACCATCTACAACACTAGTATCATTCTCATAGATAGTTACTTCACTAACATTATCCAGATTGATGAGTGCAGAATAGATAGCATCGTAAGTGTTAGTAGCACGATCAAACTTACCATTACGGAATCGTAACCGAAGTTCTTCGTCTGTCTCACGGTCTGTACCGGGAATAGCAGCAGTTGGATTGTTTACACTGTCCCAACCAAGCATTGGTGTGAGGATGGTATCAATTGTGTTTGCTGGTTGTTCAAGGGGACCAGCATTTACAGCAACAACTTCACCAACAGTGCGCACCTTAATGGTGCCAAGATTAGCCGAAGTAGTGAAGCTTACAATACTGAAAATGTCGTTACGATCAATTACTAATGTGGTTCCAACTACTGTTGCTGTAAGACTGGGATGAGCACCTGCAATAACACTTTGCAGACCGTTCAAAATCTCGGGAATAGTCGCACTTGCATCGGACGTAAAAGTGATGGTGTTAGTGCTGATTGCATTGGAATAGTTGATGGTGTAAGCTGTGCTATTCTGTAATGTGATTACGGAGACGGTGATACCGCTAGCGTTGCTGGCAGCTAAAGAAATAGCGCCAGTTGTAGTGAATTGCTCGCCAGTTGTAGAGCTACTTACAGTCTGTCCTACAGGGATCAGTGTGTTAGTGTCGCCAGCTACCAGAATAGAGGCTGTGGTGAAAGTTTGTTCTTTACGGGTCAGACCAGCATAAGCTACAAGGTTATCAAGAGCAATACCTGTTGCAGAGTTTGGGTCAAAGGCTGCGTATACTTCTTGGGCAGCTTCCCATAGGTCAGCTTCAGAGGGGGCAGCTAGGGAGATTAGGCGACCTAGAGCTGAGCTGTCAGAGGTGTCAACTACATCACCGGGAACCGTTAAATCCTGAAACAATTGAACTGCTAAGGCCCTGTCATCAGCAAGGATATCAGCCAATCTTTTTACAATAAATCCCTGATCAGTAATACCTGCCATTGGATAGATCCTTATATTGTTTTGTTTGGAAGTCTACTAGATCACCCAAATCTTGAATTGAAATTGTTTCAGTAAAGCCGCTAGGAAGTTCCCATTGCTTGAAGTAAGAACCAAACTTCTTTCTTATAGCCCTTTCATGCAACTGAGCATTTAGGCCTGACGGATATTCCCAAGAGTGAGATAGTTCAAAATTAATAACTAAAGGTCTACAATCCCTCTTGTGCTCGTACAGTCTCCGTTCAATGTCACAGGTAATGCCGTATTTGTACCCTTGTAAAATATTATCCTCTGACACAACACGAAGAATGTATAACTTTGCAGGAAGTGCTGTATTAAATCCTGAATATGCACACTGTGGGCAAGAACGCCCCAGTCGTATGCAATCCACACTCGTTACCCAATTATTGTCGCACTTATTACAGATAAGAGAGACATCAACGTCTTTTAATCGTCCACTAGAACTGCGTAAAATTTCTTTTACTGTAAAATTAGATTTAATACCTGTGGCTTTTATCCGCTGTAAAAGTTCTTCGTCTGTAGGTCGTACATTATTTGAACAATACTTACAGCCATGATTCTGTAGAACTAGACTGTTATAAGTGGTTGTCAAATGGTTTTCACAAACTTTGCAATAAACCTCCAACGGATCTTTTGCTTTACCTACAACCTTGGACACCAATTCCATATTTTTATTGTCTAGAATAGGAATCAACCTTTGTATTTTTCTTTGTGATGTACTTCCAGACTTTGCACTACATAAACAGGGCTTTCTTCCTGAGAGAATTGAAGATGCCATTACAAACGAAATTTCATGACAGATGACACATTTAACTTTAAACTTGGCTCGTTGGTTTTTACCGAACTCTAAAATCTCGTAATTTATTCCATTCTTAGAGTGCTTGCTTTCTTTATAATATTCGGATAAAAGCATCTAGTGTAATTATCCTTTAGTTCAGGGGGTTGATTACGATTGGGGCTGTAACTTCCCCTGTCACTACTTTAACTTTAAATGTCAGAGAATACTGTCGATTGACAAATGTTGAATCAAAACTTACAATTTCCTTAACCCCATCTTCAGCTAAAATTTGTTGTTGAAATATAAGGTCAGCTGCTGCTTTAGATGTTTGCTTAATTCCAAGGAGTCTTTGCCAATAGGGGACACCATAAACAGTATTAAGAAACCACTCCCCATAGAAAGTAAGCAATCTAATCTTCAAACGTTGTCCGACAGTCTCCGTAAGTGGTTGAGTTGTATCTTCTACTCTCAACGGTCCGTTGTTCCAAACGATGTCCCAAGATGTGGGATCTAATTTAAAATCCATTATGCTGTTGGACCTCCCGAAGTACCGCTGCCTGTTTGGACCCCTACGTGTTTGTGGGTATCAAATGGAATGCCGTTGAATGTTGCAATACCCGTGATGGTGTAGTTACCAACTTGAACAAGATTACCTTGAAGATTGATATTACCAATCCACTGAGTTTGATCTGCATCTACTACCATACTAGGTGTGTTCAGATTAATACTAGCTGCTGCATTAATGGTAACGTCAGAGCCTTCAATAATAATCGGCATATTACTAGTCGTAATTCCAATACTACCATCAACCTTAATCCTAACCTCTGCCTCAACACCACCAAGGTTTCCAAATATAACAGTGTCTTTGGTGTTATGAGTCAGCACATGTTTTACAGGATTGTTTACTGCAACGCCGGGAGGTTGAATGCCGGGAAGGAAAATAGCATCCCCTTTATCCATCTTAGCGAAATTCATTGGACTTGCTGGCCTACCGTTACCAGCTTTCCAGCCATCCATGTTTCTCATTGAGAACAGTGCTGTACCTGTGTCTCCAACTTCAATTGGGAATGTGAAGCCAGCTTTCTTAGATACTTGGAAGGAAACAGGGACACCGCCGATGGTAGGTCTTTCTGCTACTGTGCCATCTTGCTGTTTTTGGTTGATGGT